ATGGCTAAAGGCAAAGGCATATCTTGCTTTTGAACTTCATAAGACCATATCAGAAATAAACGCCTTGCCAATGTCAGAAATTGGTACACTATTAGCATACAAAATCCAAGCGAATAAGGAACAAGACGATGGCAACTGAAAAGATTGAAATTGAAATTCTAGCTAAAGGCAAACCAGCTGAAAAAGCAATACAAGGTGTTGAAAAGAAAACAGAACAGTTAGGTAAGACCAGTAAGCAAACGGGCAAAGATACCGATGGTATGCTCAAGAAGATGAAAGCTGGATGGATTGCTGTTGGTGCGGCTATGGCTTTATCAGTCAGCAAGGCTGCTACATTTGAACGTTCTTCTATTGGCTTAACAAGGTCGCAAAAAGACTGGGCAAAAGAAACGGCACTTGCCACAGATATTCAAGCAGAACAAGTTGCTGGGTTTTTAAAGTCTGCTAAAACTGCTGGATTAAATGAAGAAGCACAACGTAAATTAGCTAAACAAGCTATTGCTCTTGGTTATGCGTTCCCACACGAAGATGCTGAAACATTACACGATAATCTTGTTATGTTAGCTAAGACTGGTGAAGCACAAGGTTTTGTTGTTGATATTCTTGAACAGAAGTATGTTGGACTTGGTGATGAAATTAGTACGCTTGATTTAAAGACTAAATCTTGGACTGAGAAAATGGAACTTGTTAATGAGGTTGTTGAAGAATCTCAAAGACAAATGGATTCATCTACATTTAAAGAATACCAAGAAACAATAGGAAAAATAGACAAAGCATTAACATCTCTTGGTGAAACCATTGTAACGATTGCAACTGAATCTGGTGCTTTAGGATTGTTCAACACAATGCTTGGTGCTTCTGATTTGTTATTAAAACGTGTACATTTAGGTGTATTAAGTTTATCTGGCATATTCAATGAAACCAATGAAGAACGAAAAAGATGGCTTGATTTGGCTGTTAGTGTTTTAGAACAAGATGAAAAGTTATATGGATCTAATAACCAAAAGAAGTTAAAAGAATATAAAAAAGAATTAGCCAATATTAATAAAGAACTTGGTATTCAAGAAGAATCTGAAAAGTTGATTGTTAAGGTACGTGGTTTCGGTTCTAAAAAATTAGCATCACAAATGACTTGGTTTGAGAAAGCAAGGCAATCTGCCGTAGATTATTATGAAGCCCTTAAAAGAGGATTTGAAAATTATTCTAAAGATGTTAAAAAATCTCAAGACGATCAAAAAGAATTACAATCCGTTGGATTAAAGGCTGCTAAAGGTCTTGAAGATGCTTTTGTTAATATGGCAATGGGTGTTAAAACATCTTTTAAAGATATGGCAAATGCCATTATGGCTGATTTACTTCGTATTGTTATTAGACGAAACATTACAACAAAATTGCTTGGTTTTTTACACACTGGTACAGCAGAAGTTAAACACTCTGGTGGTATGATTGGCGTTCCATCATTTCACACTGGTGTTCGATCAGATGAACGTTTAGCTAAACTACAAGTTGGTGAAGCGGTTATCAATCGTGGCGGTGCTGCTAAGAATCGTGAAGCTATTGAAGCAATGAATAAGGGTTATGCTGTTGGCGGTGCTGGTGGTGGTGTTACAACTGCTGAAATCAACTTTAACGTACAAGCCATTGATGCTAATTCGTTTAATAATTATCTTGTAAATAATAGAGATACAATTGAGGGTATTATTAATTCATCATTAACTTCTAACGGTTCAGTGCGTAGAACAATTAGGCAAACAATCTAATGGCATTATCAGACTTATCATCTTCGTTATTAGCGAATCATAGTCACGTTCAAGCAGAAGAATGGACTAAACAAGGTCAAGCGTTACAATTCAATTCTGGCAAGAATCAGCGTATTGTTAGTAATACTATTCCAGCGATTGAGATGACTATTAGTTATAAGAATTTATCACAAAGTGATTTTGAGGGGTTAAGAACTTCCTATGAATCTAGTCATTCTTCTACATTTGAATTAACTAATACGAGTGAAGAAACGTTAGAATATATTGATCCAAGACGTGACCATTTAGGCACAGTTAATACTAGTGTTTGGGCATTTAAAGAGTTTAAATTTAAAGCCACAGCAAATCAAAGATGGACTGGCACTATTAAATTAGTGACATCTGTATTCTTTGACTTTACTGAATATCAACAAGCGTTTACTCAAACATCAACCTATTCACCAGTAACAACAACCAATACGACATTTACGTCTTTAATGACGAATTATGCTCAACCTTACCAAATTGATTATGAATACATAAACAACTCTATATTCTCAAATATAGGACAATCAGCACGTCATATTAAGGATAAAGGTGGATTGAGAAAGAAGTGGACTTTATCTTGGTTATTACAACAGTCTGATTTCTTGGAATTGTTAAAATATTATCGTCAGCGTGGTGGCATTATGTCGAAGTTTGGCGTTCCAAAACTTGGATTTGGCACTATTGGAAAAACAGAAGCCGTCTTTATGACTGATTCATTTAAGTATGATAAACGTGTTGATGGTATGTATTCTTGTAAAGCGGATATTGTAGAGGTATTATGAGTAAAACAATAACAAATAATTCACGTTCAGACGATCAGTTAGCGATAGTACATTTATTTGAATTTCAAATGGATAAAGATTTGGATGGTGTTGTTGGTGAATCTGGTGAAATCCTATACTTTACAGATCACGATATTTTTGTAACTGATGGTACTAATGAATATACGCCATTGGCTATTAGTTTTGATAAACTATCAGAAGATTTTTCTATGTCATCTGATTCAATTAACGTAACAATTGATAATGTAAATGGTGCTTTATCTACTGAAGCAATAGCATCTGAATGGCGAAATAATCCAGCAAAGATAACTAGAGTTGTTTATACACCACCATCACAAACACTAGATGGTGATAATTACGATTACGGCTTAGTTCATTATGAAGCAGCAACTACTTATCCAAGGCTAGATATTAGTTCAGTTACCAAAGACACTTATACTTTGTTTGAGGGCGTTATTGATACTTTTAGTGCTACATCACAAGCATTAACTGGAACGATAACAACTAAGTTTACATATTGGAATAGACCGTTTCCAACACGAACTTATAATCAGAATGAGTTTACATCAATTGTTGATGCTATTGTTGATGTGGTTTATTGGGGCAGACAAGAAACAGTATGATGAATAATTGTTTCACAGCCACATATAATTATCTTAACCTACGTTATACCTTGCCACAACAATGGAACGGATGGTCTGTTAAAGATATGGACACCTTTGTTAAAGATGAAAAGAAGTTTTTAGGTCGTAAAGACCATATTGCCTTTTTCAGAAGTTTTTGCGAGAAAGTAAAGACTGCTAAAAAAGATGATATAGTGCTTACACGTAAATCAGTTGGTGTTGCTATTAATAGGTTTACTTATTGGGTTTATAACGAAGATTTAGATCGTGTAGTACATAAGAAATTAAATAACGATTGTTTAATAATGAGGGTTAATAATGGGTGATACAGTAAAGGCGATTGCTGGTTTAGCATTAGCATATTTCGCACCAGTATTAGCTGGAATGACAACTAATATTTGGGCATACGGTGCTGTTTTAGTTGGTGCTACTTTAGTTGGTGCTTCTATTGCTGGTTCTGCATTAGCTCCAGATATTGGCGATATGAGTGGTACTGATTCTTATTCTGGCGTTAAATTACAGACACAAAAATCAAACACCAACCCAGTGCCTATTGTTTATGGGCAGAATAAATTAGCTGGTAATATCATCTATCAAACAACAAACAATGCGATTAATAATGATGATGCGGCCAATGGTTATAATCGTGATTATTGGGCGGTAATTGTCTTTGCTGGTCACTCTATTGATACAATGGTTGATATATGGGCAAGTGATAACAATAGCCTAAGTGTTAGTGGTACTAAACAAACTGAGGAATATGTTCATATTGATTGGGGATATACTTCATCAGCCACAAATATTCAAAGTCTATATTGGGTCACTAATGATACATTTAGCACATCTACTGGTTCAACGCTTAGTCTTGATAGTGTTAGTATTCCAGCCAATTGTTCATATTTATTAATTCACCAAGTGTTTGATGGGCAACAGAGTAAGAACACACAATTAGATAATATTGTTGTTGAGATAAAAGGCAAGAAGATTAGAACAATGACTGATGCTAATACAATAAGCACAGCATTATCTTATTCAAACAATCCAGCCAATATAGTGTTAGACTTACTTGGTGATGCTTTATCTATTAGTGATTCAGATATTGACACTGCTTCATTCTATCAAGCACAACAAGATTGTTCATCTAATGGCTGGACTTGTAATATTGCTTTAATTCAACAAGCAAACATACAATCTATTGTTAGTGATGTTCTTGCTACTTGTAGAGGTCAGATTGTTCACTCTGGCAATAAGTGGAAATTAAAGATTGATACTAAATCACAGAGTAGTGTTGCCACCTTAGACGATGATGATTTTATCAACAATAGTTTAAATATCTCAATGCGTGGTAATGGTGAGATTGCTAACAAGATTATCCTTAAATATATTAACCCATCTGATGAGTGGTTATCAGCTCAAGTATCAAAAGAAGATACAACATTACAAAACTGGGATGGTCAAATAATTGAGAAAGTGCTTGATGTTAAAGGCATTACTAATACAACACAAGCCAATGAACTCGCTGAAATTACCTTAAATTCAATGCGTTATAGTGAAGATGCTAGTGGAAATCGTGTTAAACAGACTCCGCTTGTGTTATCATTTGCTACGACAGTTAAGAACGCTCATTTAGAGGTTGGTGATGTGATTACAATTGACAGTGATTTACTTGATAGAAATCGTAAGTTTATGATTCTTTCGATAGAAACAGATCAAAGTGGTTTAATACAAGTATCAACAAGAGAATATTGTGAGACACACTACAAGGATTCATCTGGAACATATTTAATATAGAGGAAACATTATGGCAATTACAACAAGAAGCGGCAAAGGCTCACCATTAACTCACAATGAGATGGATGCTAACCTTAATGCGATTACAGAACAAACATCAGCAACTGGTGCGGTAAAGGGTTCTTCTGGAACGACAGCACAAAGACCAGCATCACCAACTGAGGGTTATACAAGATTTAATACAACGTTAAACCGACACGAAACTTATAACGGTTCTACTTGGATTACAGCAGTTAGTTCAGCCAATACAGATACTTCGGATATGTCATTTGTTGTTGATGAAGATACAATGTCATCTGATTCAGCTACGAAAGTGCCTACTCAACAATCGGTGAAAGCCTATGTTGATAGCCAAGTACAATCCAAAGATGCTCTATCCGAGTTATCTGGCACATTAGACGATGTTGCTGATGGTACTACTTATGTTAAATCTACTAATGATTTTACAGATGCTGACCATACCAAATTAGATGGTATAGAAACAGCAGCCACAGCCGATCAAACTGGTGCTGAAATTAAGACTTTATATGAAGCCGAAGCCAATGCTTACACAGACACAAAAGATACGAAATTAAGCGGTATTGAAACTTCTGCCGATGTCACAGACTCAACTAATGTTGATGCTGCTGGTGCGGTGATGGAATCTGATACAACGACTGCTTCAATGTCGTTTGTTGTAGATGAAGATGCTATGACTTCAAATAGTGCTACTAAAGTGCCAACACAGCAAAGTGTTAAGGCTTATGTAGATAGCCAAGTTGAAACTAAAGATTCTTTAGGTGAATTATCTGGAACGCTTGATGATGTTACTGATGGCACGACGTATAAAAGAATGTCGGCTACTGAGCAATCTAAACTATCTGGCATTGAATCTGGGGCAACTGCTGACCAGACTAATGCTCAAATTAAGACGGCTTATGAAGCTAATGCTGATACTAATGAATTTAGTGATGCTGAACAGACTAAGTTAGCTGGAATAGAAGCTAGTGCTGATGTTACTGATACAACTAATGTTGTTGCTTCATTAACGGCTGGTACTAACGTAGCAATTTCAGCTGGTGGTACTATTTCATCAACTGATACTGATACAACCTATACGGCTGGTACTGGTATTGATATTACTTCTGATGTTATATCATCAACGGCTATTGCTTTAACAACTGTTCAAACTGCGGCTAATGAAACTGCTCACTTAGCATTAACGGCTCAAGAGGGTGATATTGTTGTTCGTTCAGACGAGAACAAAACTTATTGTCATAATGGTGGCTCAGCTGGAACTATGGCTGATTACACACTATTAGCAACACCAACAGATTCAGTATTAAGCGTTAATGGTGATACTGGTGCGGTAACAGTTACACACGATGGATTATCAGACTTTGTTGCTAACGAGCATATTGACTGGACTACCGATCAAGGTGCTACTAATGTTCATTCTGGTAACTATACCGATACAACTTATAGTGTTGGCGATGGTGGTTTAACAACTAACGACTTTACTGATGCTGATCATACTAAATTAGACGGTATTGAAGCTAGTGCTGATGTTACTGATGCTACAAATGTATCTAGTGCTGGTGCTTTAATGACTTCTGGTGGCACTCTAACTGGCGACTTATCACTTGGCGATAACGTCAAGGCTAAGTTTGGTGCTAGTGATGACCTACAGATTTATCACGATGG